AGAATATTTTTATGTATCAACTATCCTAAGCAAAACATCCGCAGTTGGCGCAGATCCAGTATCAAAAGCTAGTGAAAGACCAGACCTGTTTATTAGTGAGAAGAAATCATATACGCCCTCAGGAATGCCTGGGGCAATGTATTTTAAAAATCAAAAAGGTGCTGGTTTAAAAATTACTAACTACTATGCTAAAAATGAGCCTATAGTAAATAACGTAGAGTTAAAAAGTTCCCAAGGTAATAGATTAGTTTTAGGGGATAGCCCAGATTCAAATGGCGTAAATCTTTTGAACTCCCACGGGGATGGCATAACAATAACGGCAGGAAAGAATTCAGCTTTTGGATCACAAACGATTCAAATAAAATCATTAAATTCTCATAGATGTGTTGTTCAAAATGGTGAATACTCCCTAACTGTAAATAATGGTAGAGATATTACCATAAGGAATAACTCAATTGGAACTCACAGCTATTACTTCCCAAATCCATTAGACCCTAGTATACAGAGTAATCCTCTACTTCAGTTTGGTAATATTAACCTAGTTAGTAAGTGGAGAGATATTAACATCTACACTGACAACCCAGCATATCTTCCACCTGGATTCCCAAGCAATATTTACATTTCAACAAATAAGGGTTTAATTCAATTAAAAGCCACTGGGGATGTCAATGTTTATTCTAACTTAGGTAAGGTTACAATTCAGGGTAACTTAGGTCTTGATTTAATAGCAACGACTGGAGATATCAATTTAAATGCAGTAGCGGGTAACGTTAATATTAAAAGCAACTTGGATATTAACTTAGCTGCATCAGTAAATTTAAATGCAGAAGGTTTAACCTCAACTAATTTAGGGTCTGGAACTCCATTACACCTAAATAAAACTGGTGGGGCTGGTGCTTTCTTGGCAACTACTACAATGCCTATACCAACGCCAGAGCTACTACAAGAAAAGAACGTTTACGGTAAATAATTATGGCAACTTTTAATTTAGATACATTTATGGCGGCAGGAGGTGCTGGGGGTGGCTTAGGTGCCATATCCACCGCTTTTGGAGTTCCTAGTTGCTTATTAAGTTCTGCCTTGCCATTAGCCTTAATACCAACTCCTATTTTAGCTGCCATAGCTGCTGCGTTGCTAGCAGGAGTAGAATTAGCTGATGCAGTAATAAAAGCCTTCTATGCATTTTTAAGAGACTTATTTGGAATTATAGAATGGTTAACTGAGGAGGGACTTTATCAATTTATGTCCCTATTTTCCAAGTTTGGGCTAGATCAAGGATTTGGAGCCCTGATAGCTGCCATAGGTGCTTTGACTGCTGCTGCTGGCGCTGTAGGCTCTCTATACGCCAATTACCAAGCTATCGCAGGCCAGATTGCTAGCATGAGAGAATGCTTAAATTCATTCTCAAATTATTTAAAACATAAGCATCAGGTTGCTGGTGAGATACCCCAAGATCCAACGGCTTTTAATGATTTTGTTAATGAAAATTTTGCTATACAAAAACTACAAGTTGAAAGTGCTTTAAATTTTATCGACGATGCTAACACTCAGATAAAAAATATAAATGAAATCATAGCTGCTAGAAATTCAGATCCTTCATTAGAGCCTAAATTTAATCCAGAAGCTTGTAGTTATCTGTCTGGAACTATTTTTGCCGATAGTTGTATCCAACAACAAGAGCCAGAAAAAGAGATATTCAGACTTGTATTTGGTCCACCTAAATCAACCTTTGGTCAATTTATATTGTCTAATGATGGTTTGTATTTTGATTCTCAAACAAGTGGTATTGTTCCAGCACTCACATATCTAAACCGCAAACAAGCAACAATATCACTAGGGGATCGTTGGAGATTCAATCAAGATCCAAACTTGGGTGGAAGAGGAAAAGGTCTATCTACAAATGAACTGAAGGATTACGTAAATACAATTCTAGATCCAAGTATTCTGGATGAACGTCCTGATATACAAATCTATTACGATAAGGATGGATTCCTACAAGAACTTATTGGAAATAGAAATAAGAGAATTTATGACATGTCTGCGCAACTTGGAGCATTAGAGACAGATGAGGCTCCAACTTCAGTAATATTAAATTTCAAGCAATCAATCATTTCAGAAAATGTTTTATTTACTGAAAAAATTAATAAGAGAAAGAAACAGATTGAATTAGCTATAAGACTTCCAAGTATCTATGGCTCAGATGTAAACTACATGCCGGGGGAAGTCCCAGTTAATGACTTCTCTTACTTGGGTGGATTAAATATATCTGTAGATGTGCAAAAGCAAAGAGAGTTATCTTTTAGCCAAGTAGATATTGCTGGAGTGGTATCTCCAATTAACGTGAACACTACTTACGTTATTCCAAAAGTTCATAACAAGAATTCTAGTTTGGAGCATTTAATTATTGCAGAGGATGGGGCAGGAGCAATAATTTATGATGGAAGTAGTGTTTCATCCACGGATGGATTAATTCTTCAAGCTGAAAATTCTTTGACCACTGATGGGTTATTTGCGATGTATAACTTCTTGGATACTAATATTGAAGATCCATCATCAACTTCATTTACTTCAAGAAACTCTGCATCAATAACTGATCAATATTACGCTCAATTAGTTGCGCAGTCACAAACCTATACTTACTCAAAAGGTTTAGGAATTCCGTATTTACATGGTATCACAGTCCACAGTCAAGATTATCCAACTGCACCTTCAACTGTTGGTAGCTTCGTAAGATTGCCTAATGCAAAACCATTCAATGATCTTTTGTATAATCCAAATGGAACTACACTAGATTTCTGGGTTCATGTGCCAAAGCTAACCTCAATAACTGAGGGCTATGATATCAATGGGGTATCAAGTCTTTACAGACTAGTGCTCGCTAATGAGAATGTAGGGTTCAAGGGTGATGGAAGTTCTACAAACACGGAGTTCTTACAGAATCAATTAGGGACAAATGCAGTCCGTGGATTTATAATGGGATTCACTAGAGATCGCAGACTAGTTGGAGAGTTACCTGCATCTAATGAGACTGACGATAATCCAGCAACGGATTCGGTATTCTTTATAGCTCCAACTCAATCAGCTAATGCATCTTCTGCCGGATTAATTAATAGAAGTTATTTCGACAATGATGAGTGCGCTGGATTATTAACTAAATATCATTGTATGACCCATTCAGTTAGCGATATAACGAATGGAGTATCATTTAAGGATTGTGAGGATAAGTTCTGTCACGTTGCCGTGTCCTTCAACCCTATGGATGACAAGATCAGTTTCTATTTAGATGGAAACTTGATGACGACTTCAAGTATGTCTTATGTGTTTGGTATAGCTCCGCACTCGATGCCAAACCTACCAACAGTGTTTGTGCCAGAAAATAGTTTTGAATACTCTACTAATAATGTAGGACCTTATGCTTCCAATGATTTGAAGTATGGACCAAAGTTAGATAGACTTGGGATATCTCAATTTAATAGAGGATTTACTCCATGGATCGTTGGAGGTGGATATACTGATGGAATGTATCAAAATGGAAACTTCATGGGTGGAACTTATGGAGGTATAATTAGTGGACTTAGGGGTCATTTAGGCAGCTTTAAATTATACTCTAAACCACTTTCTGATTCAGAAATTTTAAATAATTATAAGACTCAGAAGGATTTCTTCAAGAATATAGATACATTTGTATTAGGTTGGGAACCTATTCTTAGTATATAATATTAATCATGGCAAAACCAGTAATTAAAGAGATTGCAGATGTAAGTTATTTTACTAATTGTAGAGGTTCTGATTTTTTGCCATCATATCCTAGTGTTTGGAATAAGTCTGGTGGAATCCCAACAATGTTCCACCCTTTTGCTGGTGCCCCAGAATCTATGGATAGTAATGTGATGTATTTTGCTGGCACCACAAGAACTTCTTTGTGGACACATTTTAATAGATCAGATGTTTTAAATCAAATGACTCTATTAAAAAATACTGGGTTTAATTTATTAAGAATTCCTTTAGATTTTTATTGCTGGTCCGCATTAGGATCTACATTTTTAACAAATGCGCAATACATAGCATCCAAAGCAGTAGATTTAAAATTATATATTCAGTGGGTATTATTTGAAGGTGATACTCAGGAGGATGTTAGTGGAATTGATTCATTAGGAAGGAGACATCAAATAGGTGGTAAAGATCCTGAAACTTTGCCTCAAGCTATATCCAAAGGATTGCACTATTGGCAAAGGTGTCCAACGGTATATAATTCTCAACTAATGACTAGACATCCATCTAGTTTAGCTAATGTTGGTAATTCATACCTAAGCAGTGTCATAGGTGCTCTTTCAAGTTACTCTTCAACACTAGCTTGGGAAGTGATGGCGAATGTTTATTTTGATTCATCTGCTAATCCAGCCGATGTTTCAGGCTATGCGTTCTTAACTTCTGCAATAACCAAAGTTAAATCTTTAAAACCAAGCAGACAAAAAGTTACAGCATCTTATAAGTATTTAACTACTATACCAACATCACCTTATTATTCTTTAAATTTATTAAAGACATTAAGTTCTTTAGACTTTGTTTGTTATAAAGCATCTCATACAACCGAAGTTGATCGAAATATTACTTATGCTAACGCTATATCCTCAATCTTGATTTCCAAAAAACCAATCATGGCTGTTGATGTAGGATTACCTTCTCATTTTAATTTTTTAAGTGATGAGATATATGAATTTGATAAACTTCAAATTGGCTGGATAACTGACGCACTAATAGATAATAATTACAGTGTAAAATCAAATAATAATAGCCGAGGATTAATTTACCCGGATGGTTCAGTTAGAAATTATGTTGATGCTAGCGCAATTAAAAATAAATTTTGCAAAGATAATAACATTGTAGGTTCAGCCAAAAAATTACAACTATCACGAATACCAAAACAAAAAACTAATTTTGAAGAAAATACTTTAGCTCAAACGGTATATTCAACAAATTTTACTAAAATGTCTCAATGGGGTGATGTTGGGCAAAATCTTTGGAATGATGTTAAATCATACATTTCATCTATCCCAGATTACTCAGGAATATCTTCAAAGTATGCGCCATACGATTCAAGTATATATTCAAAATCAAATGGTTGGGAATTAGCTAATACTGAACTTAGTTTTAGTAGAAATAATTTTTCAAACTTTTTTGAATACATAATACGCGATATACTTGATTTCCCATTAGAAGCATACCAAGATGAAATAGAAAGAGATAAGAAAGCATTCAAAAGAATTAATACTTTAGAGAGATTACAGAGATCATTACCAATAACTCTTAGTGGACCTTTGTATCGAACACAATATGATCCTAGTTTTATTGCATCATCAACTCAAAAAGGTATTCTGGATGCTTATCAATATTTTAAACCATTAAAATATGGTGGGCAAGAAAGTATTCCATACATTGGAACTCCGAGATATTTTTCATCTTTAAATAAATACGAGTCAGACCCAACTAAATCAACTTTATACTCTGAACCCTTAGGTAACTGCCAGAAACCTATAGGGTTCTTTAATAACTACACAGCTAGTGGATCTTGTTTTTATAAATCTGCGGTTACTACTAACAAACAAACTCCTCAAGATGTTATTAATAAAATTGATTGGGCTGTTTATGATGATTTAATTACAACTTGGCTAAAATATATCTTAGAAGCTTATGAAGAATTATTTCAAATGTATACAACATTAAACTTTGCTTCTGGTGAAGAAGAGGAAAGTGGAACTGCAATAAGAAATATTTTAGGATTAACTACTCCGTTTATAACAAATACTAAATATACTACTTTTTACAACAATATGCCAAATCTTAAAGAAATAGCTAATCAAATTATTGCAGGGGAAGTATGACCAATCCACCGTATATTAAGCCAACTATATTTTCAGGAGATTGGACTATTTTAAAATATGATACTACCCCTATAAATTATTATCAGGTTAGTTCTAATTTTGTATCATCAATAGCTAATATTGAAATAACCCACAGTCCTAGTGCTGCGGGTAATGACTTATTATCATTTAATAGTTATTCATTTAATAGAAAAAGATCGCTGCTAGAAGATTCATCAATATTATTACCTGGGCCAATTAATAAAGCTAGAGTAAATGAATTTACGGATTCAAGATGGTCCTCATCAGCAATGGATATTCTTTACAATTCTGATTTTTATTATTTACAAGGAGTATCCTCACTATTGCGTGTAGAGGTTGCAAAAAGAACTCCGTTTATATTCTCAATACAATTTAGTTCTATAAATAACAATTCTTATATTCCATTAATTATTCGCCCTTTTGGTGCAGCGTTTGGATTCAACTCTAGAATATCAGAAAATGCATGTGTTGGAACTGGAGACGCTTATTTAAATAGGGAAAATATTAATGGTGTCTCTGGAGTTCACCAACATAACCCAACATTCGATTCACATAATTGCGCAGTAACTCCACACTTACTCCCAGAGGATAGGCAAGTTAGTTTAGGTATTCCACTGTATTCAGCTATTAATAGATCCCCTCTAACACCAAGCTCTATGCAATTTATAGGGGCTGTAAGACCATTTGATTTCGTATCCACATCAGCAGAAAATCAAGGATCTTATGATCAAGAGAAAGGTGGAGAGTCTTTTTCAAATCCAGCATTTTGGCAATCATTAATTCAAGCACAAGATTATTATTTTAATTGGTTAGGATTAGAGGGTGTTCACAAAATTAAATATTATTATTACAATAATAAAGATTTACTTGGGGTGTCTTCAGGACAACATGCAATACAAATGGGACCAGACTTGTATTTTACAAATACATTTAATAAAGGTTATTTGTATATGCCAGACAGCCAAACAACATATGATTTAAATACCTATAAGTTTAGGCCAAGTGTTACTGGAACACACATGTTTGGCACAGCTACTGATACTGATTACTCTGGTTTATTTACTAGTGGTGGTGTATTTCAAGTTCAGTATATTTGCAATTCTGCCATGGAAAATACGCAAGCTCCATATATTATTGACCAAGCGCAAGGGCTATGGCACCAAGTATTTCAATATAATTGGAATGGTGGTGGTAATATATTTGCAGATCAAGGCAAAAACGTGGCTGCTAGTTCACACCCTTATTTCTCCTCATTATTTGGATCAGATCCAGCGGCATATTTTGCATCAGGTTTTTGGGCAGGATGGAACGCTGATCCAGCATACCCATTAAGTATAGATCCTAGATATGGAGCTAAATCTGGTAGGGGTAAACAGTATGTATGTCCTATAGCAGTATTAGACTCAGACAATTTATTTGGAACTACAAGTAAAGTTTGTGTGGGTTTATATACAAAATTATCTTATGAACCTGAAGTAAATAATCGCGCAAATAGAGTTCACCTTGGTGTTAGAAGAGAACAATTAAAATCTGTATTTAATCAGACCCAGTATTACAGACCGGCAACGCCATCATCATTTAACGGCGGCACTAATGCTAAATATGGCCCATTTACATTTGAAGATTTGAATGGTGGAACTTACATGAACTTGTTCTCCACAAATAATAAAAACTTTGCTAAAGGCTGGCATATGCTTGAATTTTGGTTAGTTATTGGGGAAACTAAAAATGAAGTTATTTCAAAAATAAATACATTACATCAAATGGGAGTTGCCGAACCAGGACCAAGTGCCCCTGAAATTGAACTTCCTCAAGCAATTTTAAATAGTGTATTAATGAACCCAGTTAGAGGGACAATTTAATTATGGTATTAAATTCTACATCCACGCTATATGGAAAAGGCAATCCTAGGCCATCCTCATTCTTAGCAAAAAGAAAGTCTGATAAATTCTATGGACTTAAGTTTCCTTTCGGGTCATTGTCTGATGGTGGATTTTTAAAGAAATCCTCAGATTTAGAATTAATTAAAAGTGGTTTAAAACAATTACTCTTAACCAATAGAGGTGAAAGAGTTATGTTACCAAACTATGGAACTAACCTTAGGAAGTATTTAATGGAGCCTTTAGATCAGGCAACATTAAGTCAGATAAGAAGAGAAATAACAGAGTCGTTCTCTAAATATGCTAGAGAAGTAAATTTATTAAAGATTTTAATAATACCCGGAGATACTCAAACTTTATCAGGTGGACATCACTTATATATTAAGTTATACTGCTCGTTAAAAGAACAAGAAGGTATCTCTTTTGAAGTTAATGTGGATATAATATAATGGCTTTTAAAGGGACAGTAACCTCTGATTTTTTAAAATTAGTCAACGTAGAGGACGTTGATAAGCAAAATTTAATTAATTTTGCAGCTACGGATTTCTTAACTTTAAGAAATTCCTTATTAAATTATATCAAAGCTGTTTATCCATTAGATTATAATTACTTCTCGGAATCAGATTTAGGGGTCATGCTTGTGGAGTTAGTGGCCTATATGGGCCATGTTTTATCATATAAGGCCGACTATTTAGCCAATGAGAATTTCCTAAGAACGGCAAGATCTAGAGATAGTATTAAGAATCTTATGCAGTTAATCGGCATAAGAATGAAGGGTCCAATTTCAGCCGCTGCGAATGCCAAAATAACCCTAGACTCTTCCCCCGGCTGGTCTCCTACCGGGACTGGATCTTTTATTACCCTGACTCCATCTGAGAGAGTAGTTAGCGTCACCTCTCCAGAAGACGGTTTACCTTTAACCTATACCCTTTATAAGGTCTCACCTAATGGGGATATTGATACTACTAATTCAAATGGAGACATTATAATCTACCAGTCAGAGACCGCATCAACTACTGTAGTATCAAGTTTAATATTGTTAGAAGGTTCTCTAGCCATAGAACAGGGTACATTTGCTGATACAGAATCTCTAAAGTCCGTAAACCTCCAACAAAGCCCGGTTGTTGAAGGTAGTGTTCAGGCATACATCACCGGACAATCAACCACCAGCGGGGCGTATAGGCAAGTAGATAACCTATTCTTTGCCTCTGGACCTGATGATAAGGTATTCCAATTAATATCAAATCAAGACTATGGTGGAATTGTAGTTTTCGGTGATAACAACATTGGCAAAGTCCCAGCCCCTGGTGACCAATATACGATCATTTATAGAGTCGGAGGTGGCACTAGAGGTAACATAATTAATAATTTAATAAATGCTAGGTCTTCTGTAACTTATGGAACGATAGTAAATGCTAACACTAGTAGTATTGCTGTTACCGTTCAAAATACTTCACAAGGAACTGGCGGATCAGATGCTGAAACAATAGAGCATGTGAAAAGATATGGGCCATTAATGTTTAGATCCCAAAATAGATTAGTTACTTTGGGAGACTATAAAGCATTTATAAATAGTTACATTTCTTCTTACGGCTCAGTTGGTAAAGCAACCGCAGCTACGAGAAGAGCTTACTCATCTGCTAATATAATTGATATTTATGCATTGGAGAAAGCTAGCGATACCCAACTAAGAAAATCAACTCCTGAATTTAAGAGACAACTTCTACAAGCAATTGAAGATAAAAAAATGATTACCGATGAAGTAGTAGTTGTAGATGGATTAATTAGAACATTAGATTTAGTAATTTCTTTAAGACTAGATAAAAAATATCAAACTACTGAGAATACTGTAAAAAATAAAGTAAACACAAGAATATTAAATTTCTTTAATGTAGATAACACAGACTTTGGAAAAGAATTTAATCCACAGGATCTGATGCATTCAATATTTGAAGTTGAAGAAGTTAGATTTGCCACAATTGACAATGTGCCAGAATCAATCAAAGTAAACTTTAATGAAATTATCCAACTTAACAATTACTCATTAAATATAATTTATGTCTAGTCCAGTTCATTTTATAGATAATCGACAATATCATAAATCAAATTATAATGATGCATTAAAATACCTTATCCCTTCAATGTATTTGGAGGAGGATTATGCATTAAAAGATAATCAAATAGACATACTTGATCAAATAATAAATTCTCATTTAAAAATAATTGGAGATATAAGTTCTGTAATCAACGTAAGTGCCATATCAGGAACAATCTATAGTTCAATAAATACTGGAAATGGGATATCTAAATTCTTTATAAAACAAAATGATCTTACTAATATTAATTTAAATGACTTTGAAAAAAGAATTTTACTACCTTTAGATATTAGCTTTAAGAATTTTAATTCAAGTTCAGAATTTTCAAATTATTTAAAAAATACATTACTACCTGGAATACAACTTAATAAACCAACATTAGATTTTCTAGATGGTGGGTCTGCAAGTGCTAATCACAACTATTTAATAACTAACCTATCCTGGATTTACTTTTTAAACTTCAGTGCAGCCGCTTACAGCCCATCATCTTATGTTCATGATCTATTGATAAATAATACTTACCAAAGTAAGACGGTGTATCTAAATGATGGTATCCGTGGGTTAACCGAATATGTATGGAGGAACTATACAAATCTATCCTCAACTTGGCAACCAAAAGGATTTTTACCATACGATCTTAGACCTCCTGCATTTACCAAGTCAGACCCATACACTAGTGGAACTCAACAGCTAGATAAACTACTAACCTTAATAGATGTAGTTTATTCCCCGTTATACATTGATAACTCAGATACTAGAGTAGCAGATGCAATTAACGACTACTTGGAAAACTCATACCTTATAACACAGAAAAAATTACAAGGTCCATTTTTAAAACTTGTAAAAGCATTTTCATTTTCCTTCGCAGATTATTCTAATGAAATTGATAAATTAGAAATTTTAAATGACTTAGATGCCTGCCCAGATGAATATCTGCCCCTATTAGCAGAGCTTATAGGTTGGAAACTATTTGGATCAGACCCTGATAGATGGAGATTACAACTAGCGAATGCTGTAGATATTTATCGAGTTGTTGGAACTAAAAAATCTATTCAATTCGTTATTGATTCTGTATTTGGTGAAGAAGTTTTTAAAGTAAGTTCTACGATTAATGAGTGCTGGGAATCTTACGTTCCTTTCTTAATTTATTATGCACTAGCTACAGAATCACCTCTTTTAAAATCCTTTAAAACTTGGAATCAATCCACTGCACAAGCTCTGGGAGTTAGTAGTTTTAACTCCAGCAGTATGGATGAAAACATACGTTTGTGTGTTGATAAAATTATTTATGATATTGTTTCTGAATTTAATTCAAACTTTTTACTAGGTAACCAACCATTTGATATAAACAATATAGGTTTCTTATTCAATTATCGCGGAAGAGATTATAAGGTTCCACCATTTGAGGAAATTCCTTACTATACCCGTGTAATAATGAATAGGGAAATGATAAATGCAATTGAAGATAAATTAATTTGTTTTGAGGTTCCTGTCTCTTTTGCCACACAAGTTGGAAATTATATTAAGAGCAGAACTTTAGATGTAGATGATGATTACAGCATTAGAAATAGTTGGTTAATGTTTACCACAAGTTGCACTTACCCACCCAACTGGGATTCAGTAATAAAAGATACATCTAATAATAAATTAGAGTATCTTCCGCTATGGAGTGGCAAGTCATCACACTATAAAGTTTTATTAGACGTATCCAATTTTAACTTCGTCAAAGATTCTCTAGAAGCAGATTCCAGGGAAGCACTAAGTATATTAGCACAAACAGTTCAAAATTTCTCTCCAGCTAAGAGTATACCAGAGATCTACGCAAGAACTAGAATGGAGGATAATCATGACGCTACGATGGATATATCTCAATCAATTAATTTAGATAAAGTAGATTATCCACAAATAAAATATTCAAAAATGGCTGGCATAGCTGGATTCCAACTTTCTGCTCTGGCGATGTCAACTTACAAGAGAGGATTAACTGCTACTTCAGTCCCAACTTTCTCACGTAACTCTGTGGATAGTTTAATAGATTCACTTCTTTCACCAAGCGGGGTAACAGCCTCATTGCCAAGAAGAAATCATAGAAGAAGAAACTTTAAGTTCACTCTACCAAAACAAGGCTTTTATGATAGAACTGGATTTAACATGCCTATTTCTTATCAAACTTATTTAGGGAACCCAGATAGATCATTCTTCCCATTAGGTTTGATACCTTCTTCACAATGTTATGTCCCTATTCCAGACTATAATAACATACCTCCAATTTATAGTAGATGTGAGAATCTTAATTCATCTAGTATTTATTCAGGTTTAGCAGTAAGTAATACATTCCCAATTAGAGGATGGAAATCAACATAAATAAAGAGATAAAGAATGACCGCTATTAATTTTAAAGTAATTGGAATTGATGATATAACCACGAACGCTTCTGAGAGATTTACCTCTTGCGCTACTGATGGAGGGAATGTTTATGTTGCATCACAAAACTTAAATTCTAAAGGAAATGTTTGGAAGTATGGGGGTGGTAAGTGGGCAAAATTAAATGATGAAAATACTTTTAGTAGTCATAGAAGTATAACATCAATAGCATACAATAATGGATCTCTTTATGCTGGAACTGAAAATGAACTTTATGATTTTGCAGCAGGAAAAATATATGTAAATGATGGTCTTGGTTCTGGTTGGGTTGATAAGAGTTTAACATCTACAGGTAACTTTAACTCTGCAATAAGATCAATTATATTTGTTGGAGACGACATCTATGCTGCCGGAGCATACTATGGTATTTGGAAGTATTCCAACGGTTCCTGGTCAGAATCCTATTTAAATGGAACAAGAGCATTTATAAATGATCTTGTTGAAAACAATGGTATCATTTATGCTGCTACTTGTAAATCACTTAGAATTGCAGAAGTATTAAAGTATGACGGAACTTCCTGGTCTCAAATAAATACTGATCTATTCTCAGATCTTGGTAACGTAATGACTACCAAACTTTGTTGGTATGATGGTTACCTTTACGCTGCAACATTTAATGACATTACTGGAACTGAAATTTGGAGATATAATGGAACCAGTTGGTCACAAATAAACACTGATGGATTTGGCAGTGCTAATAATTATACAACTGTTTCAATGGCAGTTGTCGATTCTCAACTTGTTGTTGCTACAGAAAATCCAAGAGGGGGCGAGGTTTGGTCTTATACTGTAGCTGGTGGTTGGCAACAGCAAACTGTAAATAGTGACGTATTATATCAAAGTTACCTAATTCAAAAAACTGATAATACGAATTACTTAATTGGTAGAGCAAGAAAATACCTTTTGCCAGATGCTTCCCCAACCGTAATGTATACTAAGGCTCAAAGGTATACTAAGAAATTATCCTATTGGCCAGATGGATCAATTGGTGGATTACCTATTGGTGGCGGACAATACAGATTCTTTGGACCAAATTCAGCCTACACCGCAATAACAGAAGGAACCCTAGAGGACCCAGCGCAAAGCGTAGTTTCACCAACATTACCTTATAATCAATATCTTTATGATGCTGATCCTACAACTGGAGGCATAGTAAAAGGAACTCAATTTTCTTATTTAAAACCAGACTTCCCAGTAGTATCGGCAGGACTCAATTATTATGCAGGGGGTTCTGTATACAAAGATCCAGACACTGGAACTGTATTGATGTTTTGCCATACGGAAAAAAATTATAATTCAAATACTGGCCAGTGGGATGGAAATATCAGACTAGCTGTATCTCAAGATGATGGATTAACTTTCTCTGATGTTGGGAACATCCTAGCTTTTAGTGGACCTAATAGAAGTGACTCCGGGCCAGTATCCAGCACTTCATTCAATGGTGCTTATCCAATATTAAAAGATAACTATCTATATCTCTACTACAGCAGAGAACGAATTGGTAGAGATCCTTATGCTTCCTTTGGGGATACATTAAACGTAGCTAGAGCTTTAAAATCTGATGTGGTTACATCAGCATTAAAAGTAAGTGCTGCCCCCTGGACAAATTATTATAATGGTGGATACACAGAGCCATCACTTAGTGGGCAAGCAACTGATTTAATAGATGCTTTTGAGTTTGGTGCTCCCTGGGCTACAGCTTTCTATTGTAGCAGTATAGGCAAATTTGTTTACATAGCAAATTGCTTATTCCAAGTTTTAGAAACAAATTTATATGCGGTAAAAAATTCTCAAGACGGAGAACCTTTTGCTATTTTCTCCGATGATGGAATTAATTGGAGCTTCCCAGAAAGATTGTGTGTAAACCCAGTTGACACTACTTATTCCACAGTTCTTTTTAGCTCTATGCATACTGGTGTTTGTGACAAACAATTTTATTTATTAAATACTAGAGGAACTGGCTGGTCTAATAACACTTTAGAAAGCTATTCAATAAGTGCAATACCCTTCAGATCTGTATCAAGATCATTTAATGTAGAAAGTTATATCTCTACTAAGCCTTACAGCCCTAGTCTAGCTTGGGATCGAGGACAACTGCACCCCTTCATTGCAGCAATACACTACGTAAAGGAACAAGCAAAACTATTTGATGCTTCTTCTTATTATTATAATAATTTAAGTAGCTTAACTGCTGAATCTAATTGGAAAAATGTTTTGCAAAGTTATGCCAACAGTGCAACAGAATTAAGTTCAGGCTTCCCAAATTCTTTTGACGACTACATTAATTTTGGTTTAGGCAGAGATTTCCATAAATTTTATTATGATTATACACACAACTTCAAAAGACATAGGTTAACCCCCGCTGTAATGAACTTAGATGGTCCGACAATATTTGGCCATACTTTTGGATCTATTATAAAAAATTCAAAGTTGTCAACTAATGGAAGTTTGAGTAAGTCTTACCCTTATTTAATAACTTCAAGTTTGGACAATGTGATTGAGTTTACAAACAATTCAACCATATTTAATATAAGCGGAACTGCATCAGGAACTTATATAGCTTCAACAACTGCTGATGTTTATGTTGAGAAGTTTGAATATAGGAACTCTGGTATCCTAAGCCACATAGAGTTTGTTGAAACTTCTACCGCAGGCTCACAAAATTCGTTCACAGTTCTTAGACTAAATAAAACTGATAAAATAGGTTCTAGATACAATTCATTGCTGCATGAAAATACTTTGATAAAGCAAAAATCTTACGATGGCCTTGGCAGAATAACATTTGACCTTAGTAAGTATCAAGCTGATTCTAACGAAGGGTATGATGTTCAAACTAACTTCTTATCGCCAGACCATAAGTTTAAAATAAACTTTGATGCTTTAATATCCAACACCCAGGGCACAATTCTGGGTGGGGGTGCTCTAGGTATTTGGATACATACCAAATCAGAAGGTGGTAAGATTTGGTCTTATACAAAAGATAAGATTTGGGTTCAGCATGATGTATCAGCTTTAACGATAGCTGATACTGTAAATACTTATTCCAATTTATTTAATTTACCAACAACCAATAGAAACTTAGAACCAGCTAACTTAAGATGCTCTAGATTTTTAAATACTGCAACTGAACCTGATGTGATAGCATCTTTATCTGAATCAGATTTTACTACTATTGAATTAGAGTTTGATACTGATAATTCTAAAATAATAAACTCTAATGGATATTTTACTTCCTATGGAAACGTTCATAGACTAAACCAAAGTTATGTTGTAGAAGTATTCACCAACCCATTCCCAGGGGACAAGTTTACTTTACTTTATAATTTTAATATGTTTGATGTAACTTTAAATAAATGGTCCAAGCCTCTGGTCGGTGGAATTAGAAATAACTCCACCATGGGTGAAATTTATTGCCAAGAATTTAGAGTAGACCTATCTAGGGATCAAGTATTAGCTATAATAAAATACTTAAATGATCTGACGGG